ACAAAATAGTATTGGTAGTATAAATTCATTTGAAATATATGGAGATGGAATTGAAACAGGAAAAACATTTATAATAGATAGAAGTTATGTTAGTCCTGTACCATATAAAAATTTATTTTCATTTGAACTAGATAATACAAAATCAACATCTAAAAACTACTCAATTAGATCTCAAATATTCCCAGAACAAAGTTCTATTGTAGCTATATCAACCCAAGCACAATCTGGGAAATTAGGATATAATAATAAAGGATTAGTTAATTACAATTATGGTATTACTGATAGGATAATTGGAGCAGTAGATAGTGGAGCTGAATTTGGTAATACTGCTCAAGAAGAACAAAAGAAATCACATATTAATCAGGCACTATCTCAAATAGCTACAGCTGTAACTCAACTATATATTGTACCTGCAGCTAATGCTGATACAACTACTAGTAGAAGTGGGGCAGTAAATGACCCAGCAAGTAAAAAAGAATTCTAAAATGCAAATACCTAAAAGTAAAATAGTAGAAAATTTATATACAACCGGAACTAAATTTCTTTTTAGTGTAGGAGGTAGAAAAATACCTTATATAGGATATTATCATCAAATTAATAATAAATTTTATACAGGTGCTACTAATACAAATGATTCAAAAATACTATATCCTATAACACTTAGAGATATTGTAAGCGCTTTACCTTTTAATGTTAATATATTATGTTTTGTTAAAAAAATAAATGAAAATAATATTAAAAAAGTAGGTGAAAATGAATTTGCAAAATATTCTTCAGATCCACAATATGTATCAGTAAAAGTAGATATAACAGATCCTCAAAGTATAACAAGTGCTATTACTCAATTACCTCAAGTAAAAGATTTAATTAGCGATGCTATAAATAGTTTAAATAATGTTAGGAGAAATTCATAATGGCAGAAGAACAACCAATACAACCCATTAATCTTGGGCAATTTAATAATATATTAAGAGATTTAATTTCTTATTATGACCATACTACTGGTTTTAACGGTACTTATGCTTCACCTATACCAGTAGTAATTAGTTTAGATATAGATGGAGTTGCTGGTATTAAAGTAGGTAATCTATTTAATATAACTGGAGCACCAGGAGAAATATTACCTGCTAGTTTTAGAGGAATAAATGTAATTACTAATAATACTGCTGATAAAAGAGATATAGCATTTTTAGTTAAAAGTATGGGACATAATGTTGAAGGAAATTATTGGACTACTCATATTGAAGGATATCCATTTGTTTATCCAACTAATTTAACTAAAAAAGATCCTAAAAAAACACCAACAACTAAAAAATACACTGAAGAAACAGTAACAAATAATGCTATTAAAAATGCAGATACTTCAAAACCAAAACCAAATACCCCTCCAAAAACATCTTATAATGAAAATATGGGAAGTATTAATACATTAAATAATACACCTTAACTATGGCTACTAATAAACAATTAACTCAACAAACATTAAAAGCAATGCAAGATGCATTAGCTAATCCTGTACCTTGGATTAGTACTACTTCTGCTGCTGATAATACTAGAGTAGTTAATAATTACGAAAGTGTATATCCGGGTAATGTTGAAGCTATCTCTATTAAAAAAGGTAAAGTAACTAAAGAAATGACTTCATTTAAAGAAATAGCAACTATTGTTATTGCAAATTTAGAAGGAGGATATTATCATCCTAATATGCTAAAAGATGGTAGAATTAAAGATGGTAGATATGGAGCTAGTGGCGAAACTTTATTTGGGTTAGATAGATTAAAAGGTGGTGATAAAGTAGCTTCATGTGAACCATGTAAAAAGTTTTGGGCATTATTAGATAAAAATAATGCTTATAGTAAGTGGAAATGGAATTACATCCCTCCAGATCCTTTACGCTCACAATTATTTACATATGCTAGTGAAATAATGGAACCACAATTTAATGATAATTTTAACAGATATATTAAAAATAAAGATCTCCAAAATTTAATTAAGTCGGATGGAAGATTATATTTTAATTTTGTGTATGCTACATGGAATGGACCGGGTTGGTTTCAAGGATTTGCTAAACAAATAACAAAAGCATATGATAGTGGAATAAAAGATGCTGAAAAATTAGCAGCATTATTTGTAAGACTAAGAAAAAATAACGTAGGTGTTATTGGAAATAGAAAAAATAGTGATCTTATTGCACAAGGTGGAGGTAAAATCTCTGAAATAATAGGTTTAGCTTAAATTTGGAAATTCAAAATCTTTTTCTTATATTCATAGGAAATAAAGGTTATGTTTTATATTATTGAAAAGAAAGATCAATTAGATCGACTCCCAAACCTAGGAGATTGTTACATTGATTTCATATCCTATAATAACAACTTTCATCCAACACTACAAAGTGATAAGATTAGTTTAGTTTATGTTAGGAGTAAAAATCAACACAAAGGTTATATATTATGTGTTACACACAACGAATCACTTAGTTTAGATAAACAAGACGTTGAACAGTGGATATTAACACACACAGACAAATTGTTTGTATTAAATAAAAAACAAACATTATATTATTTCCCTTATACTGATAAGTTATTTGATATTAACTTCATTGAAACAGTAGATGTTAGTGGAGCTAAAGGCAATAACAGTGTTAATTTCTATTATAATAGATACACTAATTTACCTTACGTTAATTGCTTAATACCAATCAGTAAACATTACGAAGAACAAGAAAATGTATTTAATATTGTTAAACCAATAATAGATAAATACAATCCTAACGACAAGATATATGAATTTAACAATACAACTTTAACAAATGTATTTCATAATATCGAACGTAACGGCGTTAAAATTGACAAGCAATGTTTTCTCGATTGCTATGGTGAAGAATTAAAGTACCCCGAATTTAGCATTAGAAAAAGCAGAATATACGGCCAATATAACCTACATACATTAACTGGTCGTCCATCAAATACATTTAATAGTATTAACTTTGCTGCATTGAATAAAAACAGTGGTGAACGTTTATGTTATAGACCAGCTAATGATGCTTTTGTTGAAATTGATTTTAATGGTTACCATCCACGCCTAATTGGTGAATTAGTTGGTTATCCATTAAATGCTGATAATATCTATGAAGATTTAGATATTGAAAAAACAGTTATGTTTGAAAATCTATATGGTGGTATTAGAAGAGATAATTTATCTAACCCATACTTCCAGAAAGTACAAACGTTTATAGATGAAATGTGGGATAGTTACAATTATGGTGGTACTTATAGTACTTCATTACGTACGTTTAAGGTAGGCGATATAAACAACCAAACAAAAATGTTTAACTACGTTATACAGGCGCTTGAAACGTATACTAATGTAGTTATGTTAGAACAAATAATAAAGTATTTAAGCGATAAGAAAACGCAGATAGTACTATACACATATGATGCGTTTTTATTTGACTTTAGTGCTGACGATGGTAAAGAATGTTTACACGAAATACTAAATATTATGAAATACCCAGTTAGCATTAAAAAAGGAAAATCTTATCACAATTTAAAACAAATTTAAGAAATGTCTCAAAAAATATCATTTATAAACGATACTAATATATTTATAGATAATGATTACACATTATCAATTGAAAACATGACAAACAAGTTATTCTGTACCTTTACACCCAAAGATGAATTAGAGGACATACTTGCTACAATTAATCGCCGTTATGCAATTCTATATAATAAAATATTTGTATTAGAATCCCCAGAAAGTGACGAATTAATATGCACCTACAACATAGACACTGGAAATTCTAATAACAGTGTGATGCCTAGTACTATATTAGTACATAGAAAAAAAGACAGCAATACATTATACAGTATCAATGCTTTGAATATATTGATCAAACAACTAAACAATGGTGTTTTAGATCAACGTTTCATCATTAATTGGAACGATTATCGCAATTGTATTTTACTTACTACTGGTAACGATTTACGTCGTTTGAACACAATGATCTACAGAGTTGTTGACCTTAACGGAAAATAAGTTTGGTTCTGTCAAAAAAATTAGTTATATTTAATGCCTAAAATAGTTATATTATGGATCTTTCACAGATTAAAAGTAAATTAGCCGGGTTGCAACCTAAACCTAAGTACGAAAAGGTTGATTATAGTAAAGTATATTGGAAACCAAAAATTGGTAAACACCAAATTCGCATCGTTCCATCTAAATTTGACAAAGCAAATCCATTCCGTGAAGTTTATTTTCACTACGGATTCGGTAAATTCCCTATTGCAGCGTTAAATAACTGGGGTGAACAAGATCCGATTATTGAGTTTACTAAGGGTTTACGTAAATCATCTGATAAAGAGGATTGGCAGTTAGCTAAAAAAATTGAACCAAAAATGCGTGTGTTTGTACCTGTATTAGTACGTGGTGAAGAACATTTAGGTGTGCGTTTATGGGAATTTGGTAAAGAAATTTATCAACAATTATTAGGTATCGCTGCTGATGAAGATTATGGTGATTATACAGACATTAACGACGGACGTGATTTCACAGTTGAAGCAACTGAAGGTGAAGTAGCAGGACGTAAAGTAGTTAAATGTGCTATTCGTGTTAAACCTAAAACAACTCCAATTGCTGAAGATGCTGCTCAAGTAGAAAAATTCTTAAGCGAGCAACCAGATATCTTAGGATTATATCGTAAAATGAGCTTTGAAGATATTAAGAACGTATTACAGAAATTCTTAAATCCTGAAGAAGAAATTGAAGATGTAGCACCAGTAGTATCTACTCCTTCTCAACATAAAGAAGAGGAAGAAGAAGATGATTTCTTAACTGAAATGAACAAACCAGTACAAACATATTCGTTAGACACTTCAGCTGGTAAAACATCAAGTGCAGATAAATTCGATTCATTATTCGATTAATATAAATAAAAGTTATGGCAAAAAAAGATAGTTTAAGCTCAGTTGTATCTGAGTCGTTGAAGAAATCCTTCGATATAAATGCATTTAAGAAGTCTAAATTCTTAGATCAATCGGTTAAATTCAAACCGCAGAAATGGATTCCACTATCTAAAGCCTTTCAAGATGTTATTTCATTACCTGGTATTCCTATGGGCCACATAACACTATTACGTGGCCATAGTGATACTGGTAAAACAACAGCAATGCTTGAATGTGCTGCAGCAGCTCAGAAAATGGGAGTACTACCTGTATTCATCATTACTGAGATGAAATGGAATTGGGAACATGCTACACAAATGGGTTTTGAAATTGAACCTGTAGTAGATGAAGAAACTGGTGAAATAATTGATTATAAAGGAATGTTTATCTATGTAGATAGAGGTTCATTAAATACAATTGAAGACGTAGCAGCATTTATTGCTGACCTATTAAATGAACAAGCTAAAGGTAAATTACCTTATGATTTATTATTCTTATGGGATTCAGTAGGATCTATTCCTTGTCGTTTATCAGTTGATTCTAATAAAAATAATAACGAGTGGAATGCAGGTGCTATGTCACAACAATTTGGTAATTTTATTAACCAAAAAATTGTATTATCTCGTAAAGAAAATCAACCATACACTAACACATTAGTTGCTGTTAATAAAGTATGGGTTGCAAAACCAAACTCACCTATGGAACAACCTAAAATTAAAAATAAAGGTGGTGATACTATGTTCTTTGACTCATCATTAGTAGTTACATTTGGTAATATTTCAAATAGTGGTACTAGTAAAATCAAAGCAACTAAAGGTGGTAAAGACGTTGAGTTTGCTAAACGAACTAAAATCTCAGTAGATAAAAACCACATTACAGGTGTACAAACAAAAGGTACTACAGTAATGACAGTACATGGTTTTATAGATGATGATAAGAAAGCAATTGATAATTATAAAAAAGAACATTCTAAAGAATGGTTATCAATTTTAGGTTCAACTGACTTTGATGTAGTTGAAGAAGATGAAATGAAAGAGAATTTTAGCGAGATAAATTTAGTAGATGTCGAAGAATAAATACGCCGAGTTATTATCCGGTATTAATAATGACCCTAGGTCTAAAAATAGTTCTGTTCTGGTAATTGATGGTTTAAATACGTTTTTACGTAGTTTTACTATGATTAACCATATAAATCCAAATGGCCACCACATTGGTGGCTTGACTGGATTTTTAAAATCAATTGGTTATGCAATTAAACAACTAGATCCAACAAGAGTAATTATTACGTTTGATGGTGTTGGAGGTTCAAATGCAAGAAGAAACCTATTTCCTGACTATAAAGCAAATAGAAATGTTAATCGCATGACTAATTATTCTATATTCTCATCTAAAGATGAAGAATCGGAAAGTATAGCTCAACAAATGGAACGTTTAATCGTTTATCTAAAATGTTTACCTGTTACTTTAATTTGTGTAGATGCAATCGAAGCAGATGATGTTATAGCTAAACTAGTAGAAAAATATGAGCAAGATGAAACTTGTAAACGTATTCATATCATGTCTGCCGATCAAGATTTCTTACAACTAGTAACAAATAAAACACACGTTTATTCTCCAGTTAAAAAGAAAATATACACTCCTTCATTAGTATTAGAAGAATATAATTTAACATCTAAAAACTTCATCATTAAGAAAATATTAATGGGTGATAAATCCGATAATGTTCCTGGTGTAAGTGGATTAGGTGATAAGAAATTAGCTAAACTATATCCTGAATTAATGACTGAGCAACAAATGACATTACAAGATGTTATTAAAATAGCTGCTGAGAAAATAAATGAACATCAGTTATATGCTAGTATTATAGAACGTTCACATCAACTACATATAAACGAGAGAATAATGAGTTTACATCATTTACCGTTATCTGATGAAAACATCACTGAAATTGAAGATGCGCTTGAAAACGCTAATACAGGCATAGATAAAAAACAATTCTTAGGAACATATTACGTTGATAATCTAGGCAACAGCATTCCAAATGTAGAAAACTGGTTAAATGAAGTATTTGGAGGTCTAAGTAATTTTAAGTAGATTTATATAAATAAAAGTTATGACAACATTAAGCAAATTAAATCAGTATGGAACAGTATTCCAGCTGAAAGTGATAGGAGCGTTAGTCTCACGACGCGACTTTTTATTAAACATATCTGATTCATTAGATAGTGACTATTTTGAATCATCATCACATAAGTGGATTATTGACTATATTATAAAATACTTTGCTCAATATCACACATATCCTACAGTTGAGACATTTGCAATTGAAGTTAAAAAACTAGATAACGAAGTATTAAAAGTAGCAATCACAGAAGCATTACGTGAAGCATATAAATTATCTGAAGCAAGTGATTTAGAGTGGGTTGAAGAGGAATTTTTAGATTTCTGTCGTAACCAACAAGTAAAGAAAGCAATTATGACATCAGTTGATTTGCTTAATTTAGGTGATTATGATGGTATTCGTTCTTTAATTAACGTTGCTTTAAAAGCAGGTGAAGATAAAAACATAGGACATGAATACGATAAAGATGTTGAAGCACGTTATAGAGGAGATGATAGAAATCCTATTCCATTCCCTTGGCCTGTATTTAATGAATTAACACAAGGTGGTTATGGTAAAGGAGATTTAGTACTTGTATTTGGTAATCCAGGTGGTGGTAAATCTTGGGGTGTAATTGCAATGGGAGCGTATGCTGCCGCATTAGGATATAATGTAGTTCATTATACGTTAGAGTTATCTGAAGGTTATGTAGGTAAAAGATATGATGCTGTATTCTCAGGTATTGATGTAGATAAATTAACTAATCATCGTCAAGAAGTAGAACAAGCAATCGGAAAAGTAAAAGGTAAAATCGTAATTAAAGAATATGCTCCAAAACGAGCG